CCAGGTCCACCAGTTATAGCAGGTCGAAAGGCAGCAGTAAATTGACCGTTTGGATCATACTCAGGACCAAACACAGAAGTTTCTTCATAAGAAAGCTCTTCACCTATTCGGGTCTTGAGTTCTTTTTTTGAGCGATATCCAAGAAGCAACATCATAGTTGTTTAATCCTAGTAGCAAGACAATAAGGCCCAAGGCGGTAAAAGCAATAATAGCAATCAACACCTACCCTAAAGTAATACCCACGATCAGGTGGAATTCGAGGCTTTAATATAATCATAAGTTTTTCCTTTTAAGTATTCAAGTTTTAAAGCACACGCAAAGGCGCGACTTCATAGGTATTGTACTCTCATCTTGCCGTGATGTCTAATACTTTTTAGTTATAAAAACGGATTTTGATATAACTAAAAGTTCTAAGTAAAATTTCTATATGGTGTAGACACAGGTCGTGAGATAGTATACAATCTATGGTCAGCCAGGACTATACCTGGGACTGAGGATAATAAGGTGAATGATGATGGAGATTACTGTCTTTAATACTGAAAAGACGAAACAAGGAGGCAAGATAGAACACTATGAAACATTTAATGAACTTGCTAAGAAATTTAGCAATTTTGAAGTAGGACAGAAAAACGGTTCTGGCTTTATTAGAGGAAAATTAGACCCACCTACTAGAAAAAATGAAAATAGATGTGGTAGTGAGTTGTTAATTATAGATGGAGATACTGGGAGAGATGGAGGTCAGTGTGTTGCTCCTCAGCAGCTTCACCTAGGCTTAGTCGAACAAGGTATAAATCATTTCATATACACTTCGCACTCTCATACTATTGCTGCTAATAAATTCCGCTGTGTAGTTCATTCTGAATACTATGAAACTGATAATCAATTAAAAAGAAACATAGAAGCAGTAATAAAGAAATATGATATAAAGTTTGTTAAAGAAATGAAAGCCTGGTCTCAAATCTGGTTTGATCCTAGAAGATCTGAAGATGATGGTTTATTTGAATTTTATGAATATCACGAAGGAAATAAATGGAGTCTTATAGATGAACAAGAAGTCAAAAGCAAGAAAGAAACGAATGAAACGGAAAGGAGTGAGAATGGAGATACTGAAACCCTCGATGACTTGCAAGAAAACATTAGAACAGGAACAGAATACCACGAAAGCCTGAGAACACTAAGCTATCAGTATGTTAAAGATGGTATGAGTAAGCCTAATGCTAAAGCAATATTGCGAGTGCTTATGAATGGGAGTCAAGATAGTGGATCTAAAAGATGGCAAGAACGCTACGATGAAATAGATAGATTAGTTGATAAAATAGATAAAGATGATGAAGAATTTGATTTAGAAAATTTTGGCCCTTCTAGTATAAATGATGGAAAATTCCCTAAGCCTCCTGGACTACTAGGTGATCTATATAAAGCAGCTTATAGCTTTCTGTTGTTACAATCAGAAGAAGTAGCAATTGCTAGTTCACTAGGAGTTGTAGCTGCTATCGTAGGGCGGAAGTTTAACACCTCTGAACCAATGGCTAGTGGGCTTAATCTCTTTTTGACCATTATAGCTAATACAGGCTGCGGTAAAGACAGAATAAATGATTTTATTCGTATGTGTCTTAATTCTGCTAATGATGGTGTTAAATCTTATGATAGTTTTATAGCTCCATCTCATTTCTACGGGCCAAAGGCTATTGTAGATCATTTTACTAGTGCTAGATCAGGTATTAGCATTATATCAGAAAGTGGTTTAATGATGAAAACTACAGCTGGTGCAGTTGAGGCTAAGACTGCATTTATGTTAGATGGTTTTCAGTGTGCTCATTCTAATGGATACACAAAGTCTCATGGGTATAGTAAATCTGAAGATAGTCTGGCTTCTATAAGGGCCATGGCTATGAGCGTTATAAGTGAGTCTACTCCTGATCAGTTATTTGAAGCATACAGTGATAGCGGCGCGTTAAAATCTGGATATTTACCACGGCAAATTTGTCTCAGGCTAGAGAAGAATGTCACACAAAGTAATCGCCACATTATTCACGAGCTGAGTCCTAAGTTGGTAGAAAGATTTCACGATTTATGTGAAATGTGTTCTATGGTTCAATCAGAATCAGACCCAAAAGCTCATATATTAGTATTTGCAGAAGGGCTAGCTGCAGACTATCATGATTATTATGATAAGTCATTAGTCTTGCGGGATCAACACGCAGGCTCTGATGATGTTAAATCAGTTATGGCTAGTCGTATGGCTCAGAAGGCTGTCCGCCTGGCTGGTATTGCTACTGTATTTAATAAGTCTTCATCTTGTGCAGATAATTTGGTTATAACAAAACAAGAATGGGAGTGGGCTAAGGCTTTCATTAATTATGAGTATGAAAGAGTGTCTTCGAGTCTTAGCGGAATAGCGGGTGACCAACTCATGGATAGCGCAGCTGTTGCAGTATACAATAGAATCTTTGCTATTTTAGATGATACTATATCTGATAAGAAATGCAAAGTAGCCAGAGTACAACAACATGCTAAACAGATTCCATATAGCAAGCTAAAGATAGCCTGTAAAAACAATCCCAATATTAACAGGCTGACTGATAAATATGGAGCAATGAAAACGGGCTTAGATAAAGTTTTAAGTGACATGCAAGATAAAGGCGCAATTAAGGTACTAGATATAGACCCATTTGGTAGGTCACCTAAAGTAATAAAAGTTCTTAATAGCATTAATGATTATATGCGAGGTATGATATGATAATATTCCGCTTGGCTGGGCTTATGAAAGGTAGGCCCAGAGTAGGCCCAGGGTATAGTGGGGGTAGGCCCAGGGTAGGGAAAAAGCCTTATAAAACAAAGAGTTATGCGAGATTTCGGCTAACTTACCCAGAGGGTCGCCCTGGAGCGGTATAGATAGTCATACCACCCGAATACAGGGTATTTTGGGTAAGTTAAGGTTCAAAAGTATGTAAGTTATTGTTTTATATATATATTTACCTACCCTGGAGTATACCCTCAGCCTACCCTCAGCATACCCCAGCATACCCTTTAATATATGGAGATTATTATGCATTATGAATTATACTTACCATTTCCTCAGACGGTGAATAATTATTATCAGAAAAGCAAGTCAGGCGGAAGGTTTATCAGTCATAAGGGCCGAAAGTTTCGTGACATGACATCAGAAGCTATAGTTGAGCAACTGCCAGATGTGCACATTTCTGATAAGGTCCTGGTGGAGATTGTCCTGTTCCCGCCTGATAACAGGATGAGAGACATTGACAATTATAACAAGTGCCTGTTAGATGCAATAACTCATGCACAGTTATGGGAAGATGATAGCCTGATAGATCAGTTATTTAATTACAGAGGTGAGTGCAGACCGCGGAATGGATCCTGTTATGTCAGGATAACTGAAGCTGGTCCTGTAGTGCGTGATGTAGGAATGTTGCCAATTTCTTAAAAGCATGGTGCATATGTCAGTGAGTTGTGACAAGTTATGTGACATTTCTTTCAGTTTTTACTGACAAACAAAACAGTCATCCAGGTGTCATTCTCGGGCAGCCCCGTAGCAAGAAAAAATTGGCCTATACTAGGCCAAGTTTAAAGGGGGAATCCTTTCCCCTATTCGGTCACCCTACTTAGCGGCCCAGATTTTAAGGGCAAGCTCAGCCGTATTGAGGTGCATTTTCTCATACTTTCGCACATTATCAGAATTAGCAGGGTTCTGAATATAGTCACGAGCTTCATCAAGATCACGAGGCTCAGCAGCGAGCCAGTCAAAGTAATCGTTGATAAAGCAGGTTCGCTTTGCGGTGGGCATCGCGGCCTCAACATCCTCAGCGAGAAAATCCTGCTTCAAAAGTGCAGCGCGAATGGCACTGTTGGTTACACCCAGTTCTACCAGTGTGGTGATAGTATCAGCTATAGTCTTCATATTAGTATTCCTTTTTTCGGATAAGGACAATTCCCCATCCGATTTAAGTATTATGCCTGAGCATATTCTAGAAGTCTAGCTTTATTTCACCTCATTTTCGGTAATATTAACGAAACTTTCGCTCGACACACATCACACGCGCACATATGCTGGGTGGGTGGGTGGGGGAGGGGCTAAATGCTATAATGAATTTGTAAAGGTTGACCGTGTGCAATTCCATTTAAAAAAAAATACACAAAATCACCTAAATAAAATGCTTATCTTTTGTAAACATGGTCTAATATTTACCGAAAAAAATAATTAAAAAAAGACTAGACATCACACATAGAATAGTATACAATCGGGTTATTGAGTATGAATTCAAGTAAAATTAATCATTATGAAAGAAAGAATACCGACAAATTATAGCAAAATAGAAGATCTGCAAGTGATCACAGCGGAAGATCTATTTAGCATTGAGCTTATGGCAAAAACACTTTCTATGTCCGATTGCCTTGATGCTCTTTTCCTCACTGAGGATGATCTCGTTCCACGAGAAGTAGACATTGTCACCAGGGTTCATTCCCGTGGCCGCCAGTTGGGTGTACAAAAGGCTGGTGACAATCTTTTTCAGCTAATGAAGCAAAGAAATGGAACACTTGCTGCATTAGAATATTTAAAGCAGATGAGCTCTACATTTACACTTGAGATCGCACCAGAAGCTAAGTCTGGTGGTTTTTCTTTTAATGTATTTCCGGCTGAAAGTGCTCCAAAAGCACCTGCGCAGAAAGTAACACCAATAAAAAAGGAATCTTAGTGCCTGGCATAGATTACATAATGTCTCCAACAACTGAAAAGTTTCATGCTGATGATCACTTTGTGCGCGCTCTTATGGGCCCTATTGGCAGTGGCAAGTCTGTTGCTTGTATTATTGATATGTGGATGCGTTGCATGCAGCAAGCTCCGAATAAAGATGGCATCAGAAAAACAAGATGGCTTGTCGCTAGAAATACATATAGGGAGCTAATTGATACAACTATTCAAACATTTTTTGACTGGATACCTCAATCTATAGGTGTTTTTTGGAAAATGGATATGAAGTTTATTGCAGACATTCCAATGCCTGATGGAACTACTGCTCATGTTGAGTTTTTCTTTCGTGCTATGGATAAGCCTGATGATGTTAAAAAATTATTGTCTTTAGAGCTGACAGGCGGATTCCTTAATGAAGCAAGAGAAATACCTAAACAAATCGTCGATATGCTTGTTGGGCGTTTGGGCCGTTATCCTAATATACGGGATGGTGGTCCTACATGGTATGGACTGATAATGGATACAAATCCGCCTGATTCCGATCATTGGTGGTATAAGTTATTTGAGGTAGATCAGCCTAAAACATATAAGCTATTTCGTCAGCCTTCTGGATTATCAGATAATGCTGAAAATATTAATAACTTGCCTAAAGGCTATTACACCAATATGCAAGATGGAAAAGACAAAGAATGGATTAATGTTTATGTAAATGGCAATTATGGATTTGTTATGGATGGTAAGCCAGTATTTGGTGAATATAAAGATGATGTTCATTCAACTAGTGAAAGCATAGTTATTGCTGATAATCTTCCTATTTTTGTGGGTATAGATTTTGGATTAACTCCTGCAGCTGTATTTGGGCAAAAGACTGCTGCTGGACGTTGGATGATATTTGATGAATTAGTTACAGAAGATATGGGTGCTAAAAACTTTGCTAAACTTCTTAATCAAAAAATTAATCATGAATATCCCAATTGTAAATTTGAAATATATGGTGACCCTGCTGGAGACCAAAGAGCTCAAACAGATGAGATTACCCCATTTCAAATTCTAAATTCTGAAGGAATTAATGCTTATCCTACATATACTAATGATTTTATAATTAGACGAGAAGCAGTTGCAGCAACTCTTACTAGAATGGATTTTGCAGGCAACACAGGATTCTGCATCGGCCCTAAAGCAACAATGATAAGAA